AGCTAATCACTCACGCATGACAACTCTCCCTCACTCCATCGAATCCGAAAAAGGCGTGATCTCCGCCTTACTCCAAGACCCCTCCCGCATCTTCCGGCTACGAACTCGGCTTGAAACTGAGTCATTTTATCAGGAGGCACATCGGACGATCTATTCCGAACTCCTGACGATGGAAAACGAAACCATCCCCATCGATGTGATCGCGCTCACTAACCGACTCCGAGATCAGCGGACGTTGGACAGAGTCGGCGGAGTTGCTGAACTCATGGAGCTTTTCGCGTTCATCCCATCGCCGACGAATTACGAGCATTACGTCTCCGACGTTCAAGCCAGATTCCGCCAGCGCCGTGCGATTGCTGGATTTTCTGCCGCTTTAGAGATCGTTTCAAGGCATGAACCAAGTGAAGACCTGCAAAGCACGATCAACGACGCGCAGGCGGCTATTCTGACGGCGCTAGATGGCAGGAGCATGGAAAGCACCTCCGCCACTCTCACGGAGTGCCTTTATGAGCACATGGAGCACATGGCTACACTGACCGAGCGCATCCAAGCTGGGCAAACTCCGCTCATTCCAACCGGCATCCCGTCCCTTGATCGAGCTAGCGGTGGCATCGGCCAGGATGAGTTCTGGCTTGTCACCGGCCCCACGAAATCCGGCAAGTCAGTCCTTACCGGATGCATTGGAGTCCATGCCGCTCACAAGGGATTCAAAACCAAAATCTACACGAACGAAGTCGGGCGCAGAACCTATGCAGGGCGCATCCTCGCCAGCGCAGCGGAGGGTATTGACGGCACGATTGAACGAAAGGGCATCAATACCCGGCAGCAACAAGACGCATACGCGAGGGCGCAAAATGACCTCATGCGCTCGATTGGGAAGGTGATCAGCATCGACAACGCATCAGGCAAATACGTCGAAGACATCGTTGCCGACATCCGGCAGGAGTCGGAGAGCGGCACTAAGCTCGTCATTGTCGATTTGATTGGCAAGATCCGGACGCGCCAGAGTTTTGCATCCCGCGAGCGCGAGCTATCCCACATCTCACTTTCTCTTTACGAGTCAACAAAGCGTTACAAGTGCGCCTGCATCGTCGTGGCACAGGAGAACGAAGACGGCCAAGTAAGAGAATCCCGTTCAATCGCGATGGACTGCGAGGCTTGGATCAAGGTATGCCACGTCTTCAATCAACCCGAAAAGAAGCGATTCGCTGGGGCTGCCGAGCCTGAAATGATTCGAGATCGCCGAGACATACTCGTAGAGCTTGCCCGTGGATTTGCAGCAGGTGATAAAATCCGATGCATTTTCGACGGTGGCAGGTTCCTGATTCGTGAACTATCGAATGACGATTGGACGGAACGATGAATTGTCTTGACAGAATCTCCATAAACCCGGTAAAATCTTGCATTAGCGGATAATCACAGCACCTTCACGACCATGCCAGCATTGAAACATCCGCCTCACGAGGCGTTTGCGCAAGCCATCGCTAACGGCGCGACTGGTGTTCAAGCGTATCGTGATGAGGTGGCTCAAGGATGCACCACGAAGACAGCGATTGAGCAGGCGTGTAGATTGCTTGCTGACCGCAATGTGGCCGCAAGGGTCGAAGAACTGCAAAAACTGGCAGAAACCACGCTCGAAAAGCGTCTTGGCTGGAACAAAGAGAAGGCTCTCAGCTACCTTGTGGAAATCCTCGAAACTCCAATCGGCGAGGTTGATAAACTCCATCGGCTCGCTCAAGAGTTCCGTGATACTGAGGATTGTTCACAGGTAAAACTTCCATCCAAAGCTGACGCCATGAAGCAGATCGCGGCGATGTGTGGATGGAATGACCCTGAAAAACACTCACTGGAGGTCAATATCGTTATCGGTGGCAACGCAGAGAGTTAACATCGAAATTCGGCCTCGCTCACAGTTTCGAGCATTCCTCGAATCGGCGAAGCGCTGGCTTGTGCTCGTTGCTCACCGGCGAGCAGGGAAGACGGTGGCAGTGGTCCAAAAGCTGATTCAATGCGCTCTTACGCACAAAAGGCCCGGCCCTCCGCTGCGATATGGCTACATCGCTCCGACACGAGATCAGGCCAAAGACATTGCCTGGGCATACCTGAAAGACTACGCCGGCAAGATACCCGGCAGCGAGGTGAACGAGTCAGAGCTTCGTATCACGTTCCTGAACCGGGCTCAAATCCGACTCTACTCTGGCGAGAATTACGAGCGAATGCGCGGCCTATATTTCGACGGCGTGGTGAGCGATGAGGATGCCGACATACCAGCGCAGGCGTTCGATTACGTCATTCTGCCGTGCCTTCTCGATTATAACGGATGGCACTGCCGCATCGGCACTCCGAAGGGGAAGAATGCGTTCTATAAGGCGTTCTGCAATGCACAGAGCGACGCTGATTCGTTTGCCCTCATGCTCAAAGCCTCAGAGTCCGGCATCCTGTCACCTGACGCACTGGCGACGATGAAAGCCAAGCTATCCGCCGACAGCTACGCGCAGGAGATGGAGTGCGATTTTAACATTGGACGCCCTGGGGCCGTGTATGCCAAGCTCATCGAGCAGGCTTACGCAGAAGGCCGAATCTGCGATTGCCCGGTAGCCGATACGTTGGTGCATACGTCTTGGGACTTGGGCGCACCCTCGAACACTTCCGTCTGGTATTGGCAGGTTGTGGGCCGTGAGATCCGCGTGATTGATTGCGACATCGGATTACTGCCAAACGTGGAGACGGCGACTCAGCGCGTGGCATGGATGCTGCGAAAGGGCTACTCATTCGGGAAGCACTTCCTACCTCACGACGCAGGGCGGACAGAAAACAGCGGAGCAACGATGCACGGCGAACTAGTCAAAGCAGGGCTGACAAGCTGCGTGATCCTGCCACGAACATCTGACATATGGACGGGCATTAACGGGCTCAAGGGGCTTTTCCCGTCGCTGGTGTTCAGGAAAAAGCAGACGACATACGGAATCGAGGCGCTCGAAGCGTATCACACAAAAGAAGTTGAGATTGGCAAGATCATCTCCAGCGAGCCGGTCCACGACTTTTCAAGCCATACCGCAGATGCGCTCCGGTATATGGCCGAGGCCGTTCAAGCGGGATTTATCAAACTCGCCGCACCGATGATTGACCGAATGCACGACGATGACGACAAGCCGCGGCGCCGAGGGCAGTCAAAGTTTTCGTTTGTAGGAGGGCGATGAATCGTTTAGAAATGGATTAGCACCGCTTCGGCGGAGGTTAGCGCAAGCCACCTTAAAGACTATCATCCATGCATATCGACTTTGACGGCCCTTACTTTGACTCCGCGCTGATTGGCGCGAATGGCAAACTCTCACGACTTCACAAGGGCGCATCAAAGCCGCCGAAACCAGCGCCAGCACCTGCGCCTGTTCGCGTGGAGCCTGAGCCAGAGGCCGAAGCTCTGCGTAATGCAAGTCGCAGGAATGGGCTGCAAGACACGATTCTAGCGGGTGAGTTCAACACGCCGACTCTCGGCAAGAAATCGAAACTAGGTGCAAGCTCGGGAGGAATGAACGCTTATGGAGGAGAACAGTAAGCCGCCATCCGCATCATCTACCCGTGGCGCTGACATCCTTCGCCAGTGGCAGGGAATGAGCACTGAGCTATCGGTCTGGAAGCCGCAATGGCAGGAGATTGCTGATTTGATGATGCCGCGTAAAGCTGGCATTTCGACCACTTACGAAACGCCTTCAAGCTCGAAGGAGGCGCTACTTTTTGACACCACCGCAGGAGACGCGGCGATGACGATGGCGGGCGGGTTGATGTCATGGACATCGCCAGCGAATGAAGCGTGGTTCAACTACAAGCCAATCTTCGAGCTTCGCGGGAATGACCGCGTGAAACAGTGGCTTGCGGGATGCTCTGAGCGAATTCGCGAACTGCTGGCGAACTCCAATTTTTACACTGAAATTCATGAGGATCTGCTCACGCATTGCACGTTTGGCACCTCAGCCATGTTCTGCGGGATGGAAGATGGACAGTTTCGCTTCGAGTCTTTGCCTCTCGGATCGTTCGCCATCGAAGAGGATGGATTCGGCAAAGTGAGCACGCTCTATCGTGAGATGGACATTACGGCCAAGCAGGCCGCTGATTTGTTCGGTGACGACGCTTTGCCAAAGGATGTCAAAGACTGCCTCAAGGACGACAAGAAAGCGCAACTCAAGCATAAGTTCATTCACGCCGTTTACCCAAGGCCAGAGAGTGAACGGCCAGAGGGCGCGGGCCGGAATGCCTCATGGGGGAAGGCGTTTGCGTCCTGCTACGTCGAAACGAAGTCGAAGAAGGTCGTGAAGGAGTCGGGCTATGATTCGTTCCCATTCGCGGTCGGTCGGTATCTCAAATGGTCGGCGCTTTCGAGCAAATCGCCCTATGGCTACGGCCCCGGCTTCGCTGCGTTGGCAGACACTCGGCAGGTCAACTTCCTTCAGATGATGCTGGATTGCGCGGCTGAAAAGATCGTGCGTCCTGCGATGATTGCGCCGGAGGACATGGAGGGAGAGCTTATTCTCTCCGCTGGCGGCATTACCTACATGCCCGGCTCGATTCAGTCTGACCGCTGGCCGAAACCCATCCAGCAAACGGGAGATTACAACGTCGCCGTGGATCGTGTGAAGATGCGGCAGGAGGCCGTGAATATGAAGTTCCACGCGGAGCTTTTCCGAATGTTTGCCACATTGGACCGGCAGATGACGGCGCGTGAAGTGGCAGAGCGAGCCGCTGAGAAGATCGTGCTCATCTCGCCCGCGTTCTCCCGACTGAGCAGTGAGAAGCACAATCCAATCCTCTTGCGCGTGTTCTCGATGGCGATGGAAGCGGGACTATTGGAGCAGCCACCAGAGGAGGCAATCATCCCCGTCTCTGAGTTCATGGGCGTCATTCCTGACCCTGCTATCAGCTACTCCTCACGGCTGGCGCTGGCGCTCGATCAACTTGGAATGAACGGCTTTGAACGCCAGCTTGAGACTGATTTAGTGATTGCGCAGACGCGCCCCGACATCCTCGACAACTACGACTTTGACCGCATCACCCGTGATCGGGCGCGCTCCAATGGGATGCCTGCCGCATGGATGCTCGACGGTGAAGAAGTTGCGGCTACACGCCAAGCCCGCGCCGAAGCTGCGCAGGCTGCACAGATGGCCGCGATGCTCGAGCAGGGATCGAAGGCCGTGAAGAACATGGGTGGAGTCGATGAAACTAAAAAGGCTATGGAGGAAATGGCATGAGCGCACCAACGAAAGACCTTTGTGTGATCTGGCTGGATGAAAGCGCGAACATTTCAACGGTGCGCGCTCGCACGCTGAACGCCTTCCGCGAGGGCATTTACTGTTTCAAATTCGTGCTCAAGTTTTACGGCCGCACTTTTGAGGACCGCGTGGCACTGCCTTCCGACGCTGACGAGGAATGCGCGATCGAAATGGCAACCTACCAGTTCGCCCGATTTATGAACACCGTGGGGCAACTCGCGGCAAAACGATTGTGACCACACGACCAGACACCAACACGACCAAATGACACCCGCAGAAATCGAAGGGCAGAGGCGTAACCGCGAGGCCGAAGTGAGGGCCGCGTGGGAAGTGCTGGCGCTGAATCCGTCCTTTAAAACCGTCTGGGAAAAGGATCTGCAATCGAAGTTCAATCCGATCAAGCCAAGCTTCCGCAGTGACGACGGGCACAACACGCACGCGGCGGCAATCAGGGACGGCGAGAAAAACGTGATCGCCCACATAGCCAAGCGTCTCGCCCTCGGAGTCGCGATGCTGGACGAAGATGACATTTCCAAGCCCGCAGAGGCACCCGCAGAATTTCAGGGCATGAAGCCTTGATGAACCAACACACGACATGAACATCGAAATCGAAGGCGGAAACGTCTTAAAAGACGGCGAGACAATCGCCAGCATATCGGGGGACGTTATCACGTCTCCGAAGGCTCTCGGCCCCACGGTCAAGGGTGCAATCAAGAAGGCGCTCAACAGCGACAAGCTGAGCTTCATCGTGGCTGAGATTGGCGAGACTGAGGCAATCACTCGCGAGGTGGTTAGCAAACTTCACCCGTCAACGGGGGCGTTTGAGGTGGCCTCTCGCGTTGAGAAAGCGCTCTCTGACGCTGAGCTTTTGGCAGAGCTTCAACGGCGCGGACTCGCTCCCGTGGCTTCAGTCGCCAAGCAGGAGGAACCACAGTTCAACGCACGCATTCTCAACAAGCAGGAACTCATCGCCAAGTTCTCCGCCATCTCGCCACCTCCTGCGACTCTGCCAGACATGGGCGACAAAACGCCCGCTTTTGTTGAGTGGGTTCGCTCTCACGCCACGGAGGAAGAGTTTGCAGTGATCTATCCGCCGAATCGCAAGCAGCCGTCATTAGCTGAACGCGACGCAGGCGAGAAGATCCGCATCGCCAAACTGCAACGCCTGCCCTCGGAAACCACTGACAAGAAAGGAGACGCTGAGTAATGAAGACGTTTCTCTTTTCTCCTGACGATGGTTCTGGCGCTGGCGGTGGTTCAACAACCATCCTCGGCGGAGACGCTGGAGCATCTACACAGTCGGCAGTTACAACCACAGCGGCAGCGGCCACCACGACCACTGCCACGACTGGTGGTGAATGGGACTTCCGCTCTGCGCTCGATGACAAAGGCGCTTTCAAGCAGGGATGGGTTGACACGCTGCCGCCCGATTTGAAGGACTACGCTGGGACGCTCGGCAAGTATCCAAACGTCGCTGAACTCCTACGAGGCCACGGAAACGCGCAGAAGCTCATCGGCCAACGTGTCGCTCCCGGCGTCAAAGTTCCCGGCCCTGACGCAAAGCCCGAGGAAATTGCGGCCTATCGTAAGGCCATCGGCGTTCCTGACGACGTGACCGGCTACGGGCTCAAGAAACCCGACGCACTGCCGGAAGGCGTAGAGTGGAACGAGGAAGAAGTCGGCAAGTTTGGCGCGCTGGCGCATGAACTCGGCCTCACTCCTGCGCAGGCTCAAAAGCTGGTGGCATTCGACACCGAACGCATGGGCAAGATGAACGCTGGCGGTAAGGCGAAGCTCGACGCATTCATTGCTGGCGAGCGTGACGCACTGAAAAAGGAGTGGGGCGAGAACTACCAAAACAACGTCGGCAAGGCGCTGAAAGCCGCTGAACTCCTCGGACTCGATGTCAACGACGCGGAGATTGGCAACTCGGCGAAGATGATTAAGGCATTACACTCGGCGGCATCGCTGATTCAGGAAGACAAATTCGTCGCATCGAATAAGGTCGGGCTGGGGCTGACGGGCGCGGATCAGGCGGAAGACATCCGCAGGAATCCCGCGAATCCTTGGCACGCGGCCTATCACAACAAGGAGGGCAAAGAGCGGCAGCAGCAGGCACAGTCGCTAATGATGCGCTTGCAAGGCGTGAAGGATACGATATTGTAAAGGCGAACTTCGGTGTGGTGCTGGGGTGGTATATGTTTGTGGCATAGCAAAAGCGGCTCTCAGAAATGGGGGCCGCTTTTTTATTTGACATCTCCGAAGTAATCTAGCAGACTCACGACGAGTCAAAGCAGCCGCACAACGTGCGACACCTGCCTGCACCCGTTACAAGCGGCCTGCTACGCAGACACCCGCGAGAAACAAGGGATTCTAATCCTGACACGTCCCGACTCGGACAAGTCGCAATTCTCGCATTTTATGGCTGAACTCACTACATTCTTCGAAAAAGAAGTCGCAACGAACTGGGAAATGAAAGCCCAGCAAACGGACTCCCGCCTTGGCGGAGCCGTCACATCCGATTCCTTCACCGGCAAGCGGAAGCAATACAACATGCTTGACCTCGGCACCATGACCGAGATCACCACTCGCAAGGGCGACACTCCAGACGGTGACTCCACCGGCACAAAATACTGGATCTACCGCCGCCGCTTCGAGTTCGTGAAAGTCTGGGATGAGGACGATGAAATCAACCTTGGTCAAATCGCTCTGCCCGACTCGGACGAAGTGATGAGCCTCCAGGCTGCGAGCAATCGCACGAAGGATTCGGTCATCATCTCCAGTTTCGACGCCACTCGCTACATCGGCGAGGACGGAACGACCACTGACGCATTCGACTCGAACTTCTCCATCGCCGTGGATTACGTCGCTTCCGGTTCTACCGCTAACAGCGGCCTGACCGTGGCGAAGATTCTCCAGGCCAAGAAGATTCTGGACGAGGCCGAAGTGGACGACGGCGAACGCTACTTCGCCACCTCGGCACAGCAGCTTCAGGACATGCTCCTCACGACTCAAATCACCTCTGGCGATTTCGTGAACGTGAAGGCTCTCGCCTCTGGCTCTGTGGATATGTTCGCTGGTTTCAAGTTCATCCGCACTGAGCGTCTGAGCCTGAACACCAGCACGGATGTCCGCACCTGCTTTGCCTGGCACAAGTCTGGCGTCAAGTTCGCTGAGATCGGTCGCACCGTTCACATCGACCTTCTGCCTGATCGTCGTCATGCCAAGCAGCTTCGCGGCGTCTATCGCGCTGGTGCTGTCCGCACTGAGAACACCCGTGTCGTCCGCATCTACGCTGACGAAAGCCCATAACCTGAACTGAACGGGGCGGCCTAAAAGCCGCCCCTTTCTAAACCTCAACTCTCAATTCCTCACTATTATGGCTAACGTCTTCACTACCTTCGCAACGTCTCAGAACTCTGCTGGGGGCGCTACTGGCGATTCCTCGGCGGCTCCTAACCTCAAGCAAGCGGGCGGTAATCTTCACTTCTTGCAAGTGACGAAAACCGGTTACACCGCTGCTACGGCTGATCCGCTTTATCTCGCTCGCCTCCCCAAAGGCGCCCGCCTCATTCCTCAGCTTTGCTCTGTGGATTACGGCGCGCCAGCATCCACGGCCTGCACGGGCTCCATCGGCTACTTCACTACCGCCGACACTCCTGT